ATTTCGAGGAAGCGCGCGCCCGGAAGACGACCGCCGAGGCGGAGATCGCGGAGGCGGACGCGCGCCAGCGGCGCGGCGAACTCGTCGAGATCGACACCGTCGCCGAGCTACTCGAACAGAAACTCTCGACCGTCCGCCTCCGGATGCTCGCCGTTCCCTCCAAGGTCGCGCCGAGGGTCGCTACGTTGCGCTCCGTGCCGAAGGTTCGGAGGGTGCTAGAGGATGAATTCGCGGACGTCCTCGACGAACTCAGCTCCGGAGACGAGTTCGCCGCCGGAGCAACAGAGCGCGAGCGGGAGCGCCGCGCTCGGAAGGCGGGTCGATAGCGTCATTCGCCGCGCGCTGAAGCCGCCGCCGCGCCAGACCGTTTCGGAGTGGGCAGAGGCGGAGCGCGTCCTATCCCGAGAGGCGTCGTCGGAGCCGGGTCGCTGGACGAACGACCGGACCCCCTATCTCCGCGAGTTCATGGACGCATTCAACGATCCCGAGCTGACCGACGTCGTCGGCGTGTTCGGGTCGCAGCTCGGAAAGACCGAGGCTCTGAATAACGTCCTCGGCTACTACATCCATCGCGACCCGTGTCCGATTCTGTTTATTCAGCCGACGCTATCTCTCGCGAGCTCGTGGTCGAAGCTCCGCCTCGTTCCGATGCTGCGCGATACGCCCGCGCTCCGCGAGGTGATGGGCGACCCGGTCGCGAAGACGACGGGTCAGGAGATTCTCGAAAAGGCATATCCGGGAGGGCAGCTCGCTATCGCGGGCGCGAACTCTCCGGGCGGTCTCGCCGGTCGTCCTCGCCGCGTCGTCCTCGGCGACGAGCTGGATCGCTGGCCCCCGTCCGCCGGATCGGAAGGCGACCCGGTCGAACTCGCCCGAAAGCGGACCTCGACCTACTGGAACCGCATTCACGGATGGATCTCGTCGCCGGGTACGGCGGGCGAGTCGAAAATCTGGGCGCTCTGGGATCTCTCCGATCAGCGGCGTTTCTTCGTTCCGTGTCCGGATTGCGGCCAGAGTCAGACCCTAAAATGGGCGTGCGTGAAGTGGGACGAGGGCGGCGACGAGCTGACCGGACCCGCGACGGCGCGCTACGTCTGCGACGAATGCGGTTCGGAATGGGACGACGCCGCGCGAAACGAGGCGATCTCGTGCGGCGAATGGCGCCGGGGGCGCGAGACCGGAACGGTCGCAGGCTTTCACCTCTCGGCGCTCTATTCGCCGTGGATGACACTAGAGGAACTCGTCCGCGAATGGCTTCAGGCTCAGGGGAACCCCGAGGCTCTGAAAGTCTTCGTGAATACGAGGCTCGCGGAACTCTGGGAGGAAGCGACGTCGGACGTCGATGTCGATGAACTTCTCCGTCGCCGCGAGCCCTACGGTCCGGAACTCCCGGTCGGCGCGCTCGTCCTAACCGCGGGCGTCGACGTTCAGGACGACCGGCTAGAGCTGGAGATCCTCGCGAGCGGGAAGCGGGGCGAGACGTGGTCGGTCGACTATCGCGTCCTCTACGGGGATCCGGAGGGTCTCCTCGATTTCGATCCGCGCGACCCGCAGGCGGACCGGCGACTCGACGACGAACTCTCTCGGGTGTTCACGCGCGAGGACGGGGTCCGAATGCGGATCTCGGCGACGTGTATCGACTCCGGCGGGCATCATACGCAGGCGGTCTACCGCTACGCGAAGCTCCGGCAGGCGCGGCGGGTCTACGCCGTGAAGGGAAAGGCGGGCGAGGGCGTTCCGCTCTGGCCCGTTCGGTCGAAGCGGTCGAGCCGGAAGGGCGTCGGGCGCGTCGGCGTTCACATAGTCGGCGTCGACACGGGGAAGAGTCAGCTCTTCCACCGGCTCGCGGTCACGGATCCGGATAAGCCGGGATTCTGTCACTTCCCGGACCGACCGGACGTCTACGACGAAGAATATTTCTTGCAGCTCACGGGCGAGGCTCCGGCCCCCGCGAAATACGTTCGGGGTCGGCGTCAGGCTCGGCTGTGGAAACAGATTCACCCGCGCGTCGAGGCTCTCGATTGCCGGAACTATGCGACCGCCGCGGTCGCGTCTCTCTCGCCGAATTGGGAACGGGTCGCGGAGACTCTCGAACGATCTCGAGGGACGGCGCCCGAGCCCGAGGACGCGCCTAACGCCGTCGAGTCGGAGCCGGAACCCGTCGAGGATCCGGACGAGCCGACGACGGCGGATCGAATGGAAGCTCGACTATTGCGCGAGCGAAAGAAACGCGGACGGGGCGGGCGCGCGCGCCGCCGCCGCCGCTAGGGGGATCGAATGGCGATCACGAAGATTCTTGACGAGGTGACGGGCAACGTCACGAGCGCCGAGATCGCCCTCGACGGCGGGCTGAATCACATTATGGCGGCGTTCGATGGCTCGGACGGGACCGTGAACGTCGAAATCTGCCCGAACCCGGCGGGCGTTTCTCCGTGGTTCGCGGTCGCCACGCTCACGGCGGCGGCGCCCTACTTCCCGACGTCGTCCTCGTTCGTGAAAAGATTCGGCGGCTCGTTTCTTCGCGTGTCGACGACCGGCGTCACCGGAACCTATTCCGTTTGGGTCGGGGTCGATTAATGCCGGTAACACTTCTTCACGTCGGCGCCGCGAGCGAAAACGGTCCCGCGTTTGAACTCCCGCCCGGAAACGTCGAAGCGTCGTTTATGCTCTTGACGTCAGGAGATCCCGGGACGCAGACGATCGAAGTCTCGCCCGACGGCGGGACGACGTGGTTCCGTCCCGGATGGGCGGTTTCGGCTGCGGATCCGGTCGACCCGTCGAATCTCGGAACCGCGGAGTTCACGGATTGCTGTTTTCAGGGGACGCACATCCGGAACGTATGCGAGGGGTTCGTCTCGGGCTTTTTCGCCGTCTATATGGTGACGTCCTAGCGTGTCGGTCGACACTCGACCCCCGATCGAGATCGCGATCGCGGAGACCGCGGATTGGACCCTCGACCTCTCCGAGTTCCGGCCCGGGGACGGATGGGCGGTCGCCTACTACTTCCGAGGGCCCGCCGAGGTCGACGTCGAGGGCGTCGCCGACGGTGACGAGTGGGATTTCTCGATCGGCTCGGCGACGTTCGACGTCGCGGGCGGATACCAGTGGACCGCCGTCGCGACGGACGGGACCGAGCGATGCCGGATCGCGACGGGACGAATTCGCGTCCTCGCGAACGCCGAGGATCAGACCGGGCTCGGCGACGTCACGACGCACGCCGAACGGATGCTCGCCGCTCTGGAAGCGGCTCTAGAAGGGACCGCGTCGAAGGCGCATCGGTCCTACACGATCGACGGGCGTTCGCTCGAACGCATGACGCTTGAAGAGCTTCGGACGAACCGCGACCTCTACGCGCGACGGGTCCAGCTCGAACGCGAACTCGCGGCGAAGGGCGTCAGCTCGGCGCCGAAGCGGGTCGCCGTGAGGCTTCGCTAGTGGGACTCCTCGACCGATTCCGCCGAAAGCGCGTCGCGGCCACGCCCGCCGAGAATCCGTTCTCGGATCGGAACCTGAACCGCCTCCGGCGTCAGGTCCGAGGGAATCGAAAACGCGCTTTCGATATGGCGGAGGACGACCGCCTCGCGTCGCGCTGGAAGACGACGACCACGACCGCCGACGGAACGATCCGCTACGCGCTCGGTCCGCTACGCGCTCGCGCTCGCGAGCTGGAAGAGAACGATCCCTACATCGGGCGATTCTTTCAGCTCGTCGAGTCGAACGTCGTCGGCGAGTCCGGAATCGTTCCGGTTCCGCAGCCCCCGAGCAAGCGGAACGCGAAGACGCTCGACGAGTTCGCCGCGCGCCGGATCGCCGAGGCATTCAAGGAATGGGCGAAGGCGGGAAGCGCGACGGTCTGCGGGCGCTACTCGTTCCGCGACCTCGAGAGGCGCATCCTACGGTCGACGGGCGTCGACGGCGAGCTTTTCCTCGTGATGATCGAGGGTCCGACGGCGGGGAACGGATTCGATTTCGCGTTCGAGGTGATCGAGAGCGATCTCCTCGACGAGACGTATTCCGACAATCTGCCGAACGGTAATTCCGTCCGGATGGGCGTCGAGCTGAACCGCTTCCGTCGCCCGGTCGCCTATCACTTCCTAACCGAGCCCCCCGGCGACTACCTCTATCCGACGAACTCGCGCCGCGGCGTCGAGCGTCGTCGGGTTCCCGCCGAGGACGTGATTCATTGCGCGCTCGCCTCGCGAATGCGCCCGGGTCAGACCCGCGCCGTAACGTGGCTCGCGAACGTCGGGCCCGCGCTCTATCAGCTTCACGCCTACCGGAAGGCGGAGGCGGTCGCCGCGCGGATCGGCTCCGAAAAAATGGGATTCTATATCCCGGACGGAGAGACCGGCGATTGGAACGGCGATCACTCCGACGTCGACGACGAGGAGTTTATTCAGGAGAGCGAGGCGGGGGTCTGGGAAATCGTCCCGCCCGGATATAAGGTCGAAACCTTCGATCCGGATCACCCGTCGACCGCGTTCGAGTCGTTCAATAAAGCGATGATGCGTTCCGTCTCCGCCGGTCTCGGGACCGGGTATAACGTGATCGCGAGCGACCTCGAATCGGTCTCGTTCTCGTCGATGCGCGCGGGCGCGCTGGAAGATCGCGCGTTCTATCGCTCGCTTCAGGCGTGGGTGATCGAGACCGTCTGCGAGAAGTTCTATCGACGCTGGCTCCGATGGTCGATCGCGTCCGGCGCGATCCGGCTCGACGCGAGCGAACTCGATAGGCTCGCGCGCGTGCGCTGGCAGACTCGCGGGTGGCAATGGGTCGACCCGGCGAAGGAAGGGACCGGCAATCAGATTTCGACGAAGCTCGGCGCGAAGCTCGTCGGCGATATAGTGGCGGAGACGTCGGGCCGGACGCTCGACGAACACCTCGCCGCGCTAGTCGACGAGCGCGCGAAGTTCGAGGCGGCGGGAATCCCGCACCCGACCGACGCGGCTCCCGCCCCGAGCTCGACGAATCCGGACGACGATCCGGACGACGACGGCGACGATCCGCCGGGAGGTGAAGACGAATGAAGCGACTCCTCGACGACGGCGCGAACGAGGGACGAGTCTCTCTCGGGACCGTGACGCGCGTCCTCCCGATCTCGGTCGAGGGCGTGACGCTGACGCGGAACGAGGACGGCGAGGACGAGAATCTCGAACTCGACCTCGCGTTCGCGAGCGAGACTCCGGTCTCGCGATGGTTCGGCTCCGAAGAGCTGGAAGTTTCCTCGAACGCCGCCCGCCTCGACCGCGTGTCGAACGGCGTCGTTCCTCTCCTCTCCGATCACGTCTGGGAACAGACGGTCGGACGAGTTCTCTCCGTGACGATCGGGAGCGATCGGGTCGCGCGTGCGCGCGTCCGGTTTAGCCGCAGCGCGGCGGCTCGCGACGTCGTTCAGGACGTGGTCGACGGGATCCGACAAGGGGTCTCGTTCGGCTACAGAGTCCACGAAATGATTCTGATCGAGACGGGCGACGACGGCTATCTTTACCGCGTCACCGATTGGGAGCTTTTCGAGGTCTCGATCGTGTCCGTTCCCGCCGATCCTACAGTGGGAATCGAGCGAGGCGCGGACGAGGACGGTCACGAGACCGTGATTCACAGAAAGGTGGAACCCATGAAGGTTCGCGCTCTGCACACCCCGTCCGGGACGATCGTCGAGATCGACGAGGACAAGCTCGACGGCGAGACCTACGTCCGCGCCGTCGAGGCGACCCCGGCGCCTCCCGCGCCGACCCCCGATTCGACGCCCGCTCCGGTCGTCGAGCGATCGAACGAGGCTCCGAGCCGCGATCAGATTCTCGCCGACGAGCGAAAGCGCGTCGACGAGATCGAGACGATCGGTCAGGAGTTCAGCGCGCCGAAGGAGACGATTCGGGCGAGCGTCGAGGCGGGACACACCCCCTCGGAGTTCCTCGGCGTCCTCCGCATGGAGAAGGCGAAGGAAGGGAAGGCTCTCACGCCGCCCCCGACCGACCTCGACCTCTCCCGGAACGAGCGCGAGAGCTTCTCGATTCTGAACGCCGTTCGCGTCGTCCTCGACCGCCGGAACGGTCGCGTCGGCGAGTCGAGCCTCGAACTCGAATGCTCGGACGAGATCGCGTCGCGCCTCGATCGGTCGCCGCAGGGATTTTTCGTTCCCTACGACGTCCTCTCGCGGTCCGCGTGGACCGGCGAGATCGAGACCCGCGACATCGAGGTCGGCGGAGGTGGCTCGGGTGCTGCCCTCGTCGGAACGGATCTCATGGCGAGCGGGTTCATCGACCTTCTTCGGAACCGCTCGGTTCTCGGTCAGCTCGGCGCCACGATCATTCCCGGACTCGTCGGGAACGTGGATTTCCCGCGGCAGACGACCGACCCGGCGACCGGGTGGGTCGGTGAGACGGGCGGATCCGGCGAATCGACGCCGGTCTTCGACGCCGTGAGCATGTCGCCGAAGACGATCCGTTCGCGGGTCGACATTACGCGACGGATGCTCCTCCAGTCGACGCCCGCCGTCGAAACGCTCATGCGGAACTCGCTCGGGATCGCGCTCGCGAAGGGGATCGACCTCGCGGGTCTCGCCGGATCCGCCGCGCCGAATCAGCCCGAGGGCGTTCTGAACATGAGCGGCGTCGGCGCCGGGACGTGGGTCGGCACGAACGGAACGACGCAGTTCCGATCCGTGATCCAGCTCGAAACGCTCGTCGCGGTCGCGAACGCGGACGCGGGGGCGCTCGGCTACGTCACGACCCCGGAGGTCCGCGGACAGCTGAAGGGTACGTTCAAGGATTCCGGCGCGGGTCAGCCGATCTACACCGGAAGCCGGAACGAGGGCGAGCTGAACGGCTACCTCGCGACGGTGACGAACTCGCTCCCGAAGAACCTCGGCGGCGGGACGGATGAGCACCCGATCATCGCGGGCTACTGGCCTTGGCTCTACATCGGCGAATGGGGAACGCTCGACCTCATGCCCGACAACGTGACGAACGCCGACGAGGCGGGTCTCGTTCTCCGGGCGTTTCAGGACGTCGACGTCGCCGCCGCTCACGAGAGCGCGTTCGCGACGACCTCGTTCGTTCCGACGAACTAGATCGGCGAGAGCTGATCGCGCGACGATCGCGGGACGGGGTCGAGTGGCCCCGTCCCGCCTTCCTCGCATCACACGGGAGGGCGCATCGTGCCCGACGAGAAGGCTCCCGAGAGCCGAAAGGTCTCACTCTTTCACCCCCGACGACTCCGTCCGTTCGGAGAGCGCGAGCTTCAGATTTTCGAGGCGGGCGCGATCGTCGAGCTGCCGACGAAGGAAGCTCTGCGCCTGATCGGGAACGGGCTCGCGGACGGCGTCACGGACGACACGAAGTCGAGCAAGGGAACGCCGGTCTCCGGCGGGGCCCCGGCGAAGCGTCGCGGTCGACCGCCGAAGAGCGAGACCGCCGAGGCGTCGGACTAGCCGATGCCGGTCGAGGATTCCACGGACCGCGCGGCGATGCTGGACGATTTCGGCGTCGCCGTGCGGCTCGTGACCTCATGCGGCGAGATCGAACTCGTCGCGCTCTACGATTCCCCGACGCGCGAGATCCCGGGCGTCGTGACCGAACTCGATCTACTCGAACCGGCGCCATCGATTCTCGTCCGGTCCGAGTCGATCACCGGATTTCACGTCGAGGACCGGGTCGAGATCCTCGACGGTCCCGGCGTCGGATCCTATATGGCGCGATCGATTGTCGCGGAGGAGGACGGCGCGTTCGCGCGCGTCGATCTCGCGGAGGTCTAGGCGATGGCCCACACGCGAAGACTCCTCCGCGACGCGGCGGTCGCCGGGGTTTCGGGCTCTCCGGCGATCGCCGCCCTCGTTCCGGTCCCGACCGTCGAGGCGAGCCGCGTTCCGCCGCTCGACCCGGAGAAACTCCCGCGGATCCTGATCTATATCCGGGGCGAGACGTCGCCGGATCTCATCACGACGAGCCCGCGCGAGTATCGCGTCGAGGCGGAACTCGTCGTCGAGTACGTCGCCCGCTACAAGGTCGACGCGAAGATTCCCGAGGACGAACTCGACGCCGCAGCCGAGGCGATCGAGGTCGCCCTCGACGCTCTCGAAACGACGCGCTTCGGCGGGCTGGCCCGTCAGGCGCGCTATCGCTCGACGGACGTCGTCGTCGAGCTTGACGGCACGCGAACTACCGCGTCGATCGTCTTCCGATACGAGCTGGAATACGGGCGCGAGGTCGCGCCCGTGACCGACGCGGCGTTCACCGACGCCGACCTCGAACACGCCGTCGGCGATGCCACGGCGGACAATCCGACCGACACGGTCCAGCCCCCGCAGTAGCGGGCGGAGGTCTTCACGATGCCGGAAACGATCCGAGTCCGACCCGCCGAGGGTCGCCGCGTGCGCGATCCCGAGACGGGTCGCGTCATTCCCGACGACGGCGCGAATTTCTCGCCCTCGTCCTATTGGTTTCGCCGGGTGCGATGCGGCGACGTCACGATCGAGACGTCGAAGTCTGCGCCCTCGAAAAAGGCGGCGCGCAATCGTAGCGCGGACGCCGAGGAGTAATCCGAATGCCTTCCTTCTCCGAGATCCCGAGCGCGCTTCGCGTGCCCGGTACGTTCCTCGAGATCGATCCCTCGCTCGCCGAGGTCGGAGTCGGGACGTTCCCGCTTCGCGGTCTCATCATCGGGCCGAAGACCGACGCCGCGTCGATCGCGGTCAACACGCCGACCCGCGTCACGTCCGCCGAACAGGTGGGCGCGCTCGCCGGGAACGGGTCGCTTCTTCACCGGATGGCGATCGCGTGGTTCGCGGTCAACCAGGAATCCGAGGTCGACGTCGTCGCGCAGGCGGACGGCACGACCGCCAACGTCGCGACGGTGACGTTCACGACGACGGAGGTCGTCGGGTCGGTCGCGATCTACATCGACGGCGACCGCTACGTCGTCGACACGAATCAGACGGTCGCGGCCTGCGCCTCGGAACTCGCCGCGCTCGTGACGGCGAACGCGAATTCCGGCTATACGGCGTCGAGCGCGCTCGGCGTCGTGACGCTGACGGCGAAGTGCGGCGGAATCTGGGCCGCGTCGGGTCCGGACCTCCGAGCCGCCTACGCCGACGGAGAGACGATCCCGTCGGGCGTGGCTCTTTCGTTCGCGCCCTCGGCGACGCCGGGGGCCGGAGAGCTGGACTACGCGGCGGCGATCGCGTCGATCGCGGGCGTTCAGTATGACGTGATCGCCCATCACGACCCGACCGGCGCCGGTCTCGGTCTCCTCGAAACCGAACTCGCCTCGCGCGCCGATGCGATGCAGGCGATTCCCGGGCACGCCTTCACGGGAGTCAAGGCAGCGGTGGGCGTTCTCGGGGCGCTCGGAAACTCTCGGAACTCCGCTCACTCGACGATCGTCGGAATGGAGTCGTTCCCGGGGAACGCGATCGAGCGATCGGCTGCGGTCGCCGGTCTCGTCTGCAAATACGGGAGCCGGGATCCGGCGCGTCCGTTCCAGACCCTCGAACTCCCGGGCTTCGCTCCGGCGGTCGAGGATCGGTTCGACCTCAACGAGCGGAACCTTCTTCTCTTCGACGGGATCTCGACGCTCACGGCGGACCGGGTCGGTCAGGTTCGGGTCGAACGACTCATCACGACCTATCAGACGAACGACGCGGGAGCGCCGTCCGCGGCGTTCCTCGACGTGAATCTGATGCTCTCGCTTTCGTTCTACCGGAAGAGCCTCGCCGCGCGAATCGCGAACCGATTCCCGCGACACAAGCTCGCCGGAGACAGCGGGACGCCCCCGAGCTCGGGAACCGCGCTCGTGACTCCGAAGGTCTTCCTCGCCGAGTGCGTCTCGCATTATCAGGAACTCGTCGACGCCGGGATCGCGGAGGATCTCGACGGGTTCGCCGCGAACTCGACGGTCGAGATCGCGAGCGGGGATCCGAACCGAATCGACGCGGTCCTCGCGCCGAACTTCGTCAATCAGCTTCGCGTGAGTGCGACGCTCGTTCAGTTCCGGCTCTAGGCGCCGGACGATAGGGAGGGGGCACGATGGCAACGCCTCAGAATGGAGTGGTCGCCGTTCGCGTGAACGGGGATCCGATCCGAATCAAGGGAACTGTGACCTACGCGCTCGGCGGGAAGGTTCGCGAGCCGGTCGAGGGTCCGACGGGTCTCGCCGGTTTCTCCGTGAAGGGAATGGCGGCGTTCGTCGAGGTCGTCTCGGTCGACGCGGACGACGTCGATCTCGGTCAGCTTCAGGGCTTGACCGAACAGACGATCACGGTGCAGCTCGAAAACGGGAAGACGATCGTCGTGAACGACGCGAGCGTCGTCGGTCTGATCGAAGCGTCGACCGACGAGGGCGAGTTTACGGTCCGTTTCGTCGGACCGACCGCGAAGGAGGTCTAGCGAACGATGCCCGATCGATCGCCGCTCCGAACGCTCAAGCTCTCGCGTCCGCTTCACGAGGCAGACCGCGAGATCGTCGAGCTGGAATTCCTCGAACCCACGTCCGCGCTATTCGACGAGCTGGAAAAGGCTCAGGAGTGGAACGCGCACGCGAAATCGCGATCGAAGGTCGTCGCGACGGGTCTCGTTCTCCTCGAACACCTCACCGGACTACATGCGTCGACTCTTCAGTCAATGACGTTCGACGACCGCGCGAAGGCGAACGAGATCGCGAGCGAGATCCTCGGCGAGCGGGTCGGCGAGGGAAACGACTAGCGCCGAGACGTTGGCGCGCTCCGCGGGGGTGGCGCGACGTTCTCGGCGCTCTCGCGGTCGCGTTCCGATGGCCCCCGAGCGAGCTATGGGCGATCCCGATCCGGGATCTCGAATTCTGGCTCTCGCAAGCGAATAGGGTCGCGGAACTCCGGCGGAATCAGTAGGAGCGGCGAACATGGCGGCAGAGGAAAAGCTCCGACTCGTCCTCGCGGCGGTCGATCGAACCGCGGCGCCGATTCGGAAGGTGAATCGGCGGATCGAGGCGATGACGAAGCCGATCCGGAAGGTTCGGAACTCGCTCCGATCCCTCGCTCGCGAGTCCGGTCTCCCGAAGCTCGGGCAGGCATTCGGGCGGCTCGGGCGGACCGTCTCCCGATTCGCGATCGCTGGCGTCGCCGCGATGGGCGCCGTCGGCGCCGCCGTGATCCGGACGACGAATCAGGGCGACGAGATCGCGAAGTTCGCCCGTCAGGTCGGGATCGGGACGGACGCGCTTCAGGAATACGAATTCGCGGCGGATCGCTCGGGCGTGTCCGTCGAGACGTTCCGTCAGTCGGTCGGCGCCCTATCGAAGCGCGTCGGCGAGCTACAGGCGGGACGAGGCGCGCTCTCGACGCTCCTCGGGGACTCGAACCTCGCCCGGGAGCTGAAGGCGACCACGTCGACCGAGGAAGCTCTCCGGCTCGTGAACGAGGCGATCGCCTCGATCGAGGATCCGACGAAGAAAGCGGCGCTCGCCGCGGCGGCGTTCTCGCGCGCCGGTCTCCCGATGATCCGCCTCGCGAACGAGGGGGCGGACGGGATCGCGGATCTCCGCGAGGAAGCGCAGCGGCTCGGGAATATCCTCTCGGGCGATCAGCTCCGCGCGAGCGAGGAGTTTCAGGATTCGATCACGGACCTAAAGGCAGCGGCGGGCGGGCTCGTGACGCAGATTTCCGCCGGTCTGATCCCCGTTCTCCGTCCGCTCGTCGACTCCGTGACCGAGTTCCTCGTGACGAACCGCGAGGTGATCCAGCTCCGCGCCGGGGAGGCGATCTCCCGGATCGCGGACGGGGCTCGTTCGTTCTGGGCGGTCCTTCAGCGGGTGATCCCTCCGACGCTCGAATTCGTCGAGCGGATCGGCGGTCTCCGGACGGTCGCGATCATCCTCGGCGGTCTCCTCGCGGCGACGGTCGTTCCCGCGGTCGTGGCGCTCGGCGCCGCGTTCGCCTCGACGGCGGGGCTCGTGACGCTCGCGATCGCCGGGATCGGCGCGGCGGCGTCCGCGATCGCCGCGAATTGGGACTCGATCAAAGACTCCGTGACCGGGGCGATCGATTCGATCATCACGAAGGCGCGCGAGCTGATCGCGAAAATCCCCGAGCCGGTTCGGGATCTCCTCTCGGCGGCGGGCGGGGTCGTGACGACGGTCGCGGCGGCGACCCCGATCGGGCTCGCGGCGAGCGCCGCGTCGGAATTCATCGCAGGCGGCGGGACGGACGCGAACGTCGGCGGACGGATCGAGATCGAACTCGACGACCGCCGAGCGCGCGTCAGGAACGCCGAAACCGAGTCGCCGGGGGTCGAGCTGGATCTCGCGGGCGGCGAAGCTCTGGCCTACTAGGGGG